CGTCAACACGATTTCAGAAGTGATCGTCAACAAGACAGATCCACAAAACAAGGACTAGCCACCAGGCCCCGCATGGGGTCTGGTTTTATCTCGCAGGAATTACATGGCCTCTAATGGAGAAGGAGGAGCTATGGAAAAGCTTATTGCCCAGTACAAGGACCTCGAACAAGGTCTCCTGGAAGCCACGAACGAGACGACTCAAATCGTCATCTACAAGGCCATGCAGGAGATCGGTGCCGAGATCTTTGCGCAGCCATTCGCAGCCTGAAAACCACCATCAACGAGCATAGAACGCCCTAACAAGGCGTTCTATATTTTTAAGGAGGTGACATGTACCGGCTATCTCATTACTTTATGGAGGAATTTGCCAAGATCCATCAGACGACGTATTTCGATGTCCGGCTGACACAGGATCCGCATTCATATTTGCCGCTGAATTCGGGCGGCATTCCAGAAATGGAGGAATTCGCGGATGCGCTTCAGGACGCCATCGAGAAGGGCATCGTAACCAAGCCAGGGATGTACAAGATCCAAATCATCAGGAATCCTATCCTCTGGGAGATTATGGGGATCTACAACTACAACATCTACAAGTTTGACGAGTCAGGGGCGGATGATCCAGCACTGGATTGACTCGCAGGAATAACATCCATTCTAATGGAGAGGAGAACCTACAATGAACGAGAACAAGACTCTGAAAGACCAGCTGAAGAAGTACTGGCACGAAGAGCCGCTCGCCGTCATAGGGACCGCCGTCGCCGTGGCAGTCGGAATTGCCAAGGTGACTGAGGCCCTTGCCGGTGCGCAGTCGAAGCGTGCCTACGCCAAGCAGATCAACCGGAAGAAGTAACGGACAACCAACGTAACCTCACCCCTAGAGCCCACACGGGCTCTAGCTTTCGCCTCGCAGAAAAAACATGCAGTCTAGTGGAGAGGATGGAGCAAACCTACGCGGAGTAGGGGAGCGAAAATTAATAGCCATCCTCTCTATTTTCTCGCCGCATATCGAAGGAGGTATCGAGATGGACATGTCAACCGCCGCAACTCGTATCGGTCACGCGCTATCAGACAACTCGCCCAACATCATGACGGGGTTCGCCATCGCCGGCACAATCGCCACCGCATATTTGAGTGCGAAGGCGTCGTTCTCGGCAGCCCGGAAGCTCAAGGATGCCAGCGAGAACTCGGGCCGAGACCAGATGGAGCCAAAAGACCGGCTCAGGGCAGATGCCCAGCTTGTCTGGAAGGACTATATTCCGGCAGCCGCAGCCGGGATAGGCACGATCGCATCGATCGTCATGGTGAACCGGATCGGCGCCAAGCGGGCAGCAGCGCTTGCGATCGCATATTCGCTCAGCCAGCGGGCATTCGACGAGTACCGGGTCAAGGTCGAGAGTGCCCTGGGCAAGAAGAAGGAGGAGCTAGTCCGCCAGGACATCGGCCAGGAGCATATCGCCAGGCACCCGGCAGCCAGGGAAGTCATCACGATTGACGAGAGCCAGCAGCTGTTCTGGGATGACTTGTCAGGACGGCAGTTCGCCAGCACCATGGAGGATGTCCGGCGGGCTGAGAATGACATCAACGCGGCGATCAACAGGGGGGCGGGGTATGTCAGCCTGAATACCCTGTTCGAGAAACTCGGGCTGGCAACCTGCGCACTAGGGGAGGAGCTCGGCTGGAATCTCGACATCATGTGCAACATCGAGTACACCAGCTGTCTCGTGGGAGATCGCTCCTACGTGATGCTGAAGTATCCGACGATGCCAGTCAGGAATTACGACCACTTTCAGCGATGACCTGAACATTCCAGCGTGCGAAAGGATGGAATTGTATCTGGCCGATCGCAGAGACGACTGCGAGGACGACTGTGACTAAGACAGCACCGTCAGCCATGAGGCTGGCTGCGGCTCTGGAGGCCATTCCTGGCGTCCCGCGGGAGATGGTCGAGAAGGCTCAGGACGGGTATTACCACGACTACCTGTCCCCTCTTACTTTCCCTGAGCTGACACTCATCCGGGACCTGAGAGATCTTGCCAGGCTGCCCGCCACGCCACGCAACTCCCGGGAGCTGCTCCGGAACCTGGCCCAGGATGTGGCGAACGGAAAGCACGATGCGACCAAAGAGGAGAGTGACGACTGGGCCAAGTCAGAAGAAGGGCAGCAGACGTTCCGGGAGCTGCTTGGAGAGAACCTCACCTCAGCGACTGCGATGCAGTACGTAGGCAGCAGGGGGACCGAAGACCCGCGGCCGCACTACGCCGAGGTGGTGCAAGACTTCCCGCCTACGGCAATCACCTGCAAGTGCGGCATCACCTTCACAGGAGAGGACTGGAAAGGCGATCCGCTGGCCGCAATCAAGAAGCACATGGAGACGGAGAACCCGAAATGATCATCTGGCTTATCCACCGCTATCAGACCTCTGCCTGGTTCAACCGGCTCGTCCGGAAGAGCGTGAAGAAGCAGCACGCTATATTCAAGCCGGAACTCAGGCCGTGCCCATACGCCGGCGCCAACGTCAGCTGCTCCAGGGCGGCTGCTGCTCATATTCAGGCCGCAGGAGCGATGGCTGCCGTGCCTGTCATCGCCGCCGGCATGATCCACTGCTCGGGAGGTGGTGTCTCGGAGGAAAGGTTTCAGTGGTGTATCTGACGACGATCTTCCGCACTACCGCAGCTCCTGCTGAGTGAGGGCCCGCAGGGCTCAGCAACTCAGCTGGAGGATGTGGCAAGCAACAAGAGGAGAGAGCATGACGCAGCAGATGGAATTTCCTCGTGATGGCGGAGAGGAAGAGGGCAAGCCGTTCGAGGACGTCCAGGTTCCAGACGAGGAGAACCCGGAGGAGAAGGCCGGCGACCCCGACGATGACAAGACGGACGTCGCCACCGACGAGGACGGTGACAGCCTCGATGTCAGAGGCATGGGCCAGGAGACAGATAGGTCGGCCTAGTCATGGCGATCTATCCCGCGGCACGACGTGAACTACTCGACCGGAACTTCGGCGGGACCCTGCGGCCGATCGCAGTGACCCTCCATCATCAGGCCGGCAACGGGAACCCACGGAGCGTATATTTGAGCCGTGGCGTGTCCGCCCACTTCTGGATCGCCAAGAGTGGCCTCATCGTGCAGCATGTTGACACAGGCCGGCAGGCCTGGCACGGTGTGGCCCACAACGCCTACGGAATCGGTGTGGAAACCGAGGGCTGCGGGGCGCCACCGCATGCTGAGCCGCTTACGAACGCCCAGATCGAGACGTTCGCCAAGCTGATGCAGTGGGCCAACAAGACCCATGGAATCCCGCTCGTCCTGTCCGAGGCTGTCACTCAGCCCGGGCTCAACTATCACCGGGCCAGAGGAGGCCCGGCTACCGGCTGCCCATGTGCGGTACGGGTGAACGCTCGTGCCGAGATCCTGCGGCGAGCCAAGGGGTCCGGGGGCCCGGCTGCGGCGAAGCCCTCCGGGACCAGATGGGTTGCTGACGGCAGCAGGTCGCTTGCGGATGTGGCCAGGGCCAGGAACACGAAGGTGGCCACCATCGTCGGCAGGTCGATCAGCCGGCACAAGGATCACAAGGGCAGGGCCCTGAACGATGGCAACCGGGACCGGCTGGCCATGTACCTGGCCGGTGCGAACGGCGCCAACGCCAAGATGCCCAAGGGCCTCGTTTACTGGACTGTCAACTAGCTCCGCTCTCGCAGAATTTACACGCTATCTAATGGAGAGAGAACCAACTATCTAAGGAGCTATCCAATGAACGCCAAGGAGAACACCAAGAAGGCCGACGAGACCGCTGTCGAAGGTACCGTCGTCGAGGACACTACCGAGCTCACGTTCAAGGACAAGATGATCCGGGTCGCCACCATCGCAGGAGCAGTTGCAATTGCGGCGGGAGTGACCATGATCATCGTGAACAAGAACAAGAACAAGGAGGTCAAGACGAAGGACCTGGACGCGGAGCTTGCCGAGCTCTTGGAGCTTGAGAAGGCTCAGGAGAAGACCAACAAGTAGCACACATCTCGGCCGACTAGGCCCCACACGGGGCCTAGTCTTTTTTATCGGAAGGAATCTCATGAACAAGAAGACCGGCGCTATCATCCTCATCGTCTTCCTCGCCTTCCTGGCAGCTATCGCTGCTATATTCGTGAGCAGCAAGAACAAGGAGACCGAGTCAGGGGAATAGCCTATGTTCAGTGAGAAAATCGTCTGGAAGGACAAGGACGACGTGGAGCACACCACGGAGTGCTGGTTCGATCTGGGCGAGGATGAGCTCATGGAGCTCCAGTTCAAGGGCCCAGGCGGCTGGGACGACATGATGAACCGGATGATCGAGAATTCGGACTACGGGTCGATCCTGAAGGCCTTCAAGGAACTCATCATTCTCTCCTACGGTGAGCTTATGCCAGGGGGAGAGGGCCTGGAGAAGCGAGACCAGGGCCGGACGTATGGCAAGGGCGAGTGGTTTGTCCAGACATTCGCCTTCAAGGCCTTGTTCCGCCGGCTTTTCACAGAGCCGGGTTATGCCGCCAACTTTGCTAGCAGGCTCCAGCCGAAGGGACTGGAGGAATTTATCACCAAGATCGAGGCAACATGGAGGGAGAATGCCCCCCAGGAGGCTCCCAGAGCCACGTCAACGGTCTCAACCGTGGGCAGTGTACTGGATCCTGGGGTCAGGCATCCAACGAGCTATGCGAGCCGCAGAGAGGCTCTCAGGACCGCATTCCCGGAAGCCTCGGACGAGCAACTGAACGGCATGATGGGGCTGTTCAAGCAGGATTAGCAATTGAGGGTGCACGCGTAGGGCCGAATATCGTCACGATTGATCTGTCCTTTCGGGACGCGTGCATTAAACGACCGCCACTGTCTTGGACAGTTCGGGCTACGGGGCAACGTACCCTAAAAAGGTGCCCTCTCAATTTCTGGGGAGTACGCGCATGGAGTCGGTTCTAGTAGGTTCTCTCCTCCATGAACCGCCGCGTGCTTTAAACGACCGCGCTGAGTAGGCGAATCCCCCCCTCGCCGAAATAAAATGGCGCCCCACATATCAAAGGAGCAGTTATGTTCAAAGGACGTCATGCACAAGAAGACATCTCGCCTGAAGCGCACGTACGCCTGATGGATCCAGACGAGGCTCCAACGGACTTTCTTCTTATCACCGATATGGGCCAGACGGTCGAGCGGCTGCTCACCGAGGCCCTGGAAGACGGAACGATAGGAGACTGGAATCTGGTCTTCCGCCGTTGCGCCATCATCCTCATGGCAGACCCGAATGAGTACGGCACGCCAGTCAGGTGCCCGGTATGTGAGGGCGTCTACTACGTCTTGCCAGAGGAGCCGTTCAACCTGACTCTTGCCGGGTTCGAGTTCACGCCCTGCATCGACTGCATGATCCGCAAGTTCCCGGCGCCACCAGAACTGGAGGCCGCCCACGAAGAAGAGGAGGATCTCGGCTGGCGGCAGAACATGGCGCTTATTGATGTCCATGACCCCGATCCGAAGGAGAAAGATGGGGAAGAACCAGAAGGGGAACAGCAACCCGAGCGGGCTGATCCTGTTCAAGGACAGGAACGACCTGACGGGGGAGCCCCTGAACCCGAACCACTGGATGAGGCTGGTGTAACCGGCGGTACAGAGGAGTCTGGTTTCATAGCCTAGTGCACCGGCCTTACACGGTTACAGGGCAGCGGCTGGCAGTGATCTGCCTGCTGCTGTTCTGTGCCGTCTACGTGTTCTGTGTAATCGTCTTCCTTTAAGGAGGTGTTATGCCTACCTGGGCGCTATGGCTTCTTATCCTGGCCAGCATTCTGGTGCTGGCGTTCTGCATCGCCCTATTCTTCATTCTCAGAACGATCCACAGGGGGTTCGACGACGAATGATGAAGCAACCAGAACCACCTGGCCAGATATTTACCCAATTCGGTAAACGCGTGGCCGGCACCATCGCAAGCATATTTGGCCTTATCGGGGCATTCACTGTGCTCTACACGGGCGTCTCGATGCCTGTCTGGCTGCAGTTCATCATTCTGGTGCTGCTCAGCCTGTTTATATTCGCCACAGCCTGGGAGGAGGGGACATGAAACACAAGGTCATAGTTATCCCAGCTGGCCGGGAAGAGGACCTGCACGCAATCGTCGTCGATGACCCGCTTGACGCTCTCATCGTGGCCATCGAAGAACTCAGGAAAGGAAACCTGGTCCAGCTGCATCAGGATACCAGGGCGGCCCTGAACGGATCCGGGCACATCACCCGGGCCGTTCTCACAGGATGGAACATATACTCGAAATGACAAAGGAACTCGTTATGACAGAAGAATCGCCGAACGGCCAGGGGGCGAATGAGAGCAAGGACTTCGAGACTCCCGGGCAGTTCTTCAAGCGAGCCTACGAAGAGATGCGGGAGAAAGACCCGCTGTGGCTTCCGCATGCTGCCGGGAACATATTCCGGACGACACTCAGGTGGACGGTCACCGCCAGCACGGCGTACACCGTCAAGCAGCTTCTCAGAGAGCATGTCCCAGAGCAGGACAAGCTCTACCGGAAGGCGATGGTCTGGGTCGGCACGATCTACATCGCCAAGGTGGCCTCTGACATGACCAGGCTCTACCTGGACAGGCGATTCGCCAAGATGTGGCCGGTGCCTCGCAGAAATAACACGGCGTCTAGTGGAGAGGAAGATGCCGAAAAGCCTGCTAGCCAGCAGGACGGCTGAAAGTGAAACTTCCTCTCTAATTTATGAAGGGAGAGTTATGAGCGAAGCCCCGGAAACCGCAAGAGCATCGGAAGAACTCCGGAAACTGTATCCAGGAGCCAGGCCGGCAGGAGAGGAAGTGAGGCCGCCGAAGCGGGAGAAACTCGTCGATGGGAAGGTCATCAGGCGGAAGAAGCCAATGGGCGACCGGATTGTCGAATTCCTGACCGGCCCGGAAGCCAGGGAAGTTGTCCGCGACTGGACCGTGCAAGTCGTGGGCAACATAGTCAGGGACACTGCCTGGGACATCGTGGAGACCATGCGGGAATCCGCCCAGGAAGCCCTGTTCGGCCCGCGGGTGGCGCCAAGGAGAAGGAGATACGGGCGTGGGGGGCCCTATCCCTATGACAGAGCCCCCTCCAGCAGATCGACGCTGTGGGAAGCAGATCACCGCGGCGGCCCGAGACGGCGTCATCCGCATTCCTTCGAGGATGTGATCCTGCCAACCAGGTCAGAAGCTGAGCGGATCATCGATGAGCTGTACAAGGTCCTGTCGGCCCGGGACTACGTCCTGGTTTCGGACCTCAACGACATGCTCGGCGAGCCGTCGCCCTATACGGACCAGAACTACGGGTGGACCGACCTGCACGGGACGCATGCGATCCCGGTCCGGGACGGTTACCTGATCGACATCCCCCGTCCTATCCTGATCGACTACAACGAACGTTAGGAGAAGCTGTGAATATCCCGCCGACAATCACAAGGGCCGCCGGAAGAGCGGCTCTTATTATCTCGAAGAACTCACCACAGCTCCTGTTCGCGGGGGGCATAGCCGGCTTCGCCGGGACTGTCGTGCTGTCATGCCGGGCCACGATGAAGCTGGAGCCGATCCTGGATGAGCATGACAAGGCGATGGAGAAGTGGAAGACCACCAGGTTCGAGACCGAGCTTGAACGCCGGCAGGAGATCGGCCGGATCTACATCACCTCCGCTGTCAAGATCGGCCGGGTTTTCGCGCCAGCTGCCGGGATGGGCATCCTGACAATCGCGATGCTCACCGGATCGCACCATATTCTGAGCCGCCGTAATCTGGCCATGATGGCGGCTTACCGGGCCCTGGATGAAGGCTTCCGCCAGTATCGCGGGAGAGTTGCGGAGGAACTGGGCCCGGAGAAGGAGGCGGGAATCCGGCATGGGGCAACGAGAGATGTCCTGACGGATTCCTCGAAGGAGGGGGAGGTAGAAATCAAGCAAGGCCCCCTCATGTTCGGTGAGCCCTCGATCTATGCCAGGTTCTTCGACGAGATGTCAGTGAACTGGCAGGCAGTTCCGGAGATGAACCTGGTTTACCTGAGGGCCCAGCAAGACCAGGCAAACTACTGGCTGAAGATGAGGGGCCATGTGTTCCTGAACGAGGTCTATGACATGCTCGGCATCCCGCGGTCCCAGGCCGGCCAGGTCGTCGGCTGGATGGCTGGCCCGGGCAGGGGCAACTACATCGACTTCGGCGTCTACCGCGGGCATGAGCGGGGCCGCCGCTTCATAAACGGGGATGAGCCAGCGATCCTGCTCGACTTCAACATCGATCCTGGCATCATCTGGGACGAAGTCAACTACGGAAGAGCTAAGCAGCTCTAGGAGAGGTCATGGAGAAGGAACACGTTATCATCGGTATCGGGGCGGGGTTCATCGCCGGCTATATCGCGGGTTATTTCACCAAGAGGAAGCCGGCTCCAGCTGAGGATGTAGAGGAGCTCAACTACATCATCGGCCGTAAGAACGACATGATCGCCAGCCTGATTCGCGGAGACGACGTGGACCACGACTCCGTCGAGCGGCTCATCGAGGAAACTGACCGGTACCGGTCCGAGCATATTCCGGAAGTGGTCGGGACCCGGCGCAGGTATCACGATCAGAAACCAGAGCTGGCTGACCTGGTCCCTGAGGCTCCCCCGGCTCCGGAAGCTGTCATCGATCCGGACATGCCCCGGGTGATTACCGAGGAAGATTTCCGGGAGAACGAGCCGGAACACGAGCAGACCACATTCACTTACTACGCCAAGGACGACGTCCTAGTGGCCATGAACGAAGAGGAGGTGGAAGACGAGCTCAACATCGTCGGCACCGCATGGCGGAACGAGTTCACCCCACAGAAGCATGAGACCTGGGTCAGGAACGACGAGCTCGGGATAGACATCGAAATCGTCAGACAGCCGGGGTCCTGGGAAGGACCTGAACATGAACACAGCAGTGATTGAACGGCCAGAAGAACTTTACTTCAGGTGGCTTGCCGATAAGGTGCGGCCAGTGGGCGAGAGGGAAGGATTCAAGACCTACTGGAGACTGTTCCACTATCTGCACCTGATCGAATTTACCTGGTGCGACTGGATCCCTGGAGACGAGAACCGGGCCGCCGATGGCCAGTACATGAGATACCGGTATTTCGATGAGACCGGGAATCCATGGCCGGACCGGGATGAGCCCTGTTCCGTTTTCGAGATGCTGGTCGCCCTGGCCCGGCGGATCAACGACGATCTGGTCGAGCTTGACCCGAGAAGCTGGTCTCCCTGGTTCTGGGAGATGATGAAGAACCTCCGGCTGGACCTGTTCGACGACCGGCACTGGAATGAGCGCCAGGTGTTCCGGGTTCTGGACAGATTCCTCCGGAGGACATACAAGCGAAATGGGGCGGGGGGCCTCTTCCCCGTGCAAGACCCCCGCGATCAGCGCCGCATCGAGATCTGGTACCAGATGAACCAGTACCTGAACGAGATGGCGGAAAAAGAGGGGACCGAGGACGGGACTCACTGGAGTATCGCATGATCACGGTTTTCCAGATCATTCTTGAAGGAGAGCGACGGGAAGAGTACCTGATCGCAGGCCCGGTCGGGAAGCATCTCTCACTCCTGATAGAGCAGCTGGCCAAGGAACAGATGGAGGATGAGACCCTGAAGGGGCAATTCGCTCTTTTTATCGCCCAGCACCGCATGTGAGGAGAGGTGGCTATGGACTTTTATCAAATCGCCACCCGGCAGAAGGGAGGCATGACAGAGGTATACCCAGACTTCACTTACAACGGCTCGCTGGACCTGATGGTCCGCGGCAAGGACTTCTACGCGATCTGGGACGAGAAGCGGGGACTCTGGTCGACCTTCGAGCGTGATGTGCCAAGATTGGTCGACCGGGATCTCCGGGAGTATGCCAGGGGACTGAATGAGCCGAATGTCCGGGTGCTGACGATGGAGTCCTCTGGCACCGGAATCTATGCCCAGTACCGGAGGTTCATCAAAGAGCACTGGCCTGACTACGTGCAGCTCGATTCCAGGCTGACTTTTGCGGACCAGAAGGTGCGGAAGGAGGACTATGCCAGCAAACGGCTGCCCTACTCGCTCCGGGACGGGAAACACGAGGCCTGGGACGAGCTCATGGGGATCCTCTATGCCCCGGACGAGCTGCGGAAGATCGAATGGGCGATCGGGTCCATCGTTCAGGGCGACTCGACAAGGATCCAGAAGTTCGTCGTGCTGTACGGGCCCCCCAAGAGCGGGAAATCGACCCTGCTCGGCATAATCGAGCAGTTGTTCAATGGGTATTGCAGGCAGTTCGATGCCAGGGCCCTGACTTCCCGGAACAGCCAGTTCTCGATGGAGCCATTGGCGGCCAACCCGCTGGTAGCGATCCAGCATGACGGTGATCTGTCCAGGATCGAGGACAACACCAAGCTGAACTCGATCATCTCCCACGACCCGATGATGATGAACGAGAAGTACCGGGCACCATATTCGGTCAAGCTCAACACGTTCCTCTTCCTGGGCACCAATCAGCCCGTCCGTATCCAGAGCCTGAATGCCGGAGTGGTCCGCCGGCTCATCGATGTGGTCCCGACGGGGGAGACTATCCCGTATCCCAGGTACCGGCAGCTGATGGAGCAGATCGGTTTCGAAATGGGAGCCATTGCCCAGCACTGCCTGGATGTGTACCGGGGGATGGGGCCGACTGCGTACGATTCATACCGCCCAAAAGACATGGCCGCCAGGACGAACCCCATATATAATTTCATCGAGGATCACCTGGAAATCATCAAAGAGCATGATGGAATCGTTCTTGGCCAGGCCTGGGAACTCTGGAAAGTATGGTGTGACTTGAACGGGCACCGCCCGGGGACCAAGACAGCCTTCCGGACGGAACTTGAGCCATATTTCAAGGAACTTCATGACCAGATCCGGTTCAACGGCCAGATGCGGCGGTCCGTCTACCTGGGCTATCACGAAATGGGCGAAAAAACAGAGGAAAGAGTTTTTATAGAAGAGCCTATGGGTACAAATTCTTATATATCTCTTTCTAAAAATAAGAAAATATGTGATAATACGTTTGACCAGGTCATGGCACAAGCGCCAGCTCAATATTCACACAGAAACTCATCGGTGCCGGCACAATCCTGGCAAAAGGTACAAACCAGACTCGAAAATCTCGACACCTCGCGTGTCCATTTTGTCCAACCTCAGGGCATTTCTCCCATAGTATACCAACTTATAGTCATAGACTTCGATCTAAGAGGCGAAGATGGAACAAAATCCCGTGAGCGAAACCTTGAAGCTGCTGCTCGATGGCCTCCCACCTATGCAGAGTATTCGCAAGGGGGAGATGGTGTCCACCTCCACTACTTTTACGATGGAGACATCGATCGGCTCAGTGGAAGTTACAGCGATGGCATCGAAATCAAGACCTTCCGGGGGAACGCAGCCCTTAGGAGAAAGGTCACTGAATTCAATGATCTCCCTATCGCAACGCTTCCGGCAGGATATCTCCCTGAGAAGAAAGAGAGTTCTGTGCTATCTCCAACAACGTATGCCAACGAGGCAAGTCTCCGGCGCCACGTTCTTGCACAGCTTCGCAAGGAGACGCATCCGGGAACCAAGCCATCGGTAGACTTCATCGCGAAGATTCTCGATGATGCCTACAAGTCAGGAATGCCGTATGACCTGACGGACATGAAGAATGACATCGTCGCGTTCGCCAGCAACAGCACGAACCAGTCGGCGGCGAGCCTGAAGATCGTCTCCCGGATGAGATTCAAGTCAGCAGAGGCCGCAAAACCCCGGGCGGAAAAATCCCCGGAAGGTGAGTTGGCTTTCTTTGATGTGGAGGTCTACCCGAATCTCCTTGTCATCTGCTGGAAGCACAAGGGGGGGTCCATAGTCAAAATGATCAACCCCACCCCAGATCAAGTCAGGGCTCTCATGCCGCTGAAGCTGGTGGGTTTCAACAACCGTCGGTATGACAACCATATCCTGTATGCCAGGATTCTTGGTTACAGCAACGAGGGACTGTTCGATCTGAGCCAGCGTCTCATCATGGGGGAGAGAGACGCCTACTTCGGCCAGGCTTACGACCTGAGCTGGGCCGATATTTACGACTTCAGCTCAGTCAAGCAGACACTCAAGAAGTGGGAAATCCAGCTCGGCCTGCCGCACAAGGAGATCGACTTGCCCTGGGACAAGCCAGTTCCAGACAACAAGATCAAGCTCGTTGTGGATTACTGCTGTGCCGATGTCAACGCAACCGAGGCAACGTTCGAAGCCCGGCACGGAGATTTCGTCGCACGGGAAATCCTGGCGAAACTGAGTGGTCTCCCGATCAACAGCACCACAGCCCAGCACACCGCCCGGATCATTTTTGGGGGTGAGAAGAATCCGCAGTCCCAGTTCGTCTATACAGACCTGTCGAAGGAGTTCAATGGGTACGTATTTGATCGTGGCGTTTCTACTTATCGGGGCGCAACTGTTGGCGAGGGTGGGTACGTTTATGCTGAACCTGGGATCTATATGCAGGTGGCGGTACTGGACATTGCGAGTATGCATCCGACGAGTATCGAGCGACTCAATCTCTTCGGGCCTTACACCGCCAATTTCGTCGCCCTCATGCAAGCGCGTCTGGCAATCAAGCATGTGGAATACGACGTGGCCAAGGGTCTACTTGACGGAAAGCTCGCCCAGTTTCTGGATGGTGATACAGATCCCAAAGCACTATCTGATGCTCTCAAGATCGTCATCAATCAGGTCTACGGGCTCACCTCCGCCTCATTTCCAAACCCCTTCCGGGATAACCGTAACAAGGACAATATCGTCGCAAAACGGGGAGCACTCTTCATGATCGACCTGCAGCACATGTTGCAGGAACGGGGGGTGCAGGTAGTTCATATCAAGACCGACTCGGTGAAGATTCCGGGAGCGACCCCAGAAGTAATTTCAGCGGTCATAGAGTTCGGGGCGAAGTACGGATACCACTTCGAGCATGAGACCACCTATGACAAGATGTGCCTCGTGAACGATGCGGTGTACGTAGCGAAGACCGGAGACAAATGGACGGCTGTCGGATCCCAGTTTCAGCATCCGTATGTTTTCAAGAAGATGTTCAGCCGGGAGGATTTCACGTTCGATGACTTCATCGAAGCCAAGAGCGTGATCAAGGGAGCCATCTACATGGACTTCTTCCCGGAAGACGAGCTGGATCTCGACCGGATGGTATTTGTCGGGCGTACTGGCACGTTTGTGCCGGTCTATGAGGGGGGTGCCACTCTCTACCGGGTCAAGGACGACAAGTTCTATGCGGTCTCGGGAACCAAGGGATATCTCTGGGCGGATGCTGAAGTAGCCCGCCGCAGGGGATTCAAGGCTATCAATATGAGATATTTCGAGAAGCTGTTCCAGGATGCCGTGAAGGCTATCCAGCAGTTCGGGGATCTCGACGAATTCCTAAATTAGGAGAAATCGTGCCAGTACTAGTGCCGGAACGAATCACGCTGTATGACGTAACTATCGTCCACCGGAATTTCACCGGAGAAGAGGGACCCTATAACGCAGCCGGGGAGTTCGGTTTCTCAGTTCTCCTGGATGACAAGGAAGCTGAGAAACTGAAAAAAGAAGGATGGAATGTCAAACACCGGGAACCAAGAGAAGAGGGGGATACCGGGTATAATTTCTTGCCCATCGCTTTCAAATACAGGGCCAGAGATGGCCGCCGGCTCCGGGCACCGAGGATAATCCTGGTCTCCTCTGATGGGAAGAACCCCCTCGGGGAGAATGAAGTCAATCTTCTCCAGGACCTCGACATTGTCCGTGTGGATCTGACCATCAGCCCGTATGCGTGGTCGAATCCAACCGGAGAGGGAATCAAGGCTTACCTCCAGACGATGTATGTCACGATGAAGGAGGATGAGCTAGACAAGAAATATGCAGAGAAGCCAGCCGACCCGCCCCCATTCTAGTTCGCGGAGCCGCAGTATGCTTGAGGTAGAAAAATTCACTCGCAGGCCCTTCGATGTCGACGCGGTCCGGGTAACTGAGGATAACCTTGACGAGGTAGCGAAGTGGTGTCAGGGAGAAGTCCGGAGAACCCCGAGCTCGGAGCGATCCCGATGGCCCCGGTATGTCTATGTAAGAGTCCACCACCCCCGGACTCCAAGGGATAACAAGGCTTTCCCAGGAAACTGGGTAGTGTATGCGGATGGCCAGGGATTCAAGGTCTACCCGCATGGCGCCTTCGACTGGTCTTTCGAAAGGAAGACAGACTGATCATGGAACTATATCCGCATCAGGTACAAGCTATGGGCCAGATGCACAATGGCTGCATCCTGTGCGGACCGACCGGCACAGGGAAATCAGTCACTGCCCTGGCGTATTATCTAGAACATTATCCAGAGCATCTCCTCGTCATCATCACCACAGCCAAGAAGCGGGACAGCAAGGACTGGGAGTCCGACTGTTACATGCTCGGAATCGATCCTGAGTACATGGTCGTTGACTCCTGGAACAACATCGGCAATTACGAAGACAAGAACGACTACTTCTTCATATTCGATGAACAGCGGGTAGTAGGATCCGGAGCCTGGGTCAAGGCATTCCTGAAAATAGCCAAGCGCAATCAATGGGTTCTCCTGAGTGCGACCCCGGGGGACACCTGGACGGATTATATCCCCGTCTTCATAGCAAATGGGTTCTATAAAAACCGGACCGAGTTCATCCAGAGACATGTGACTTACCGTCCCTACGTCAAGTTCCCGTCCATACTCCGCTATAACGACGTTGGCCATCTTCTGGCGCTCAAGAACCAGATCCTGATCTTTGCCCCGTTCAGGAAACATACAGTACAGCATGACCACGAGATTACCGTGGACTTCGACGGCCCGGAGTTCCGGAGGATCTTCATCGACCGGTGGAACGCTGCGGAAGACCGGCCTATCCGGAATGCCTCTGAGTGGTTCGCACTTATGCGGCGGAATGTGAACACTCATCCGTCCAGGATCGAGGAGCTCAAATCTCTCCTGGCCAAGCATCCCAGACTGATCGTTTTCTACAACTTTGATTATGAGCTGGAACTGCTGCATGTCTTGGCAGACGAGCTCGGAGAGGATGGTATCCAGACAGCAGAATGGAACGGGCACAAGCATGAGAGTGTGCCAGACGAACCCCAATGGCTTTACTTTGTCCAGTACCAGGCTGCCAGCGAAGCCTGGGAATGCATCGATACCGATGCTGAGGTCTTCTTCTCACAGACATATTCGTATCGCAGGCTGGAACAGGCCCGGGGGCGTGTTGACAGAATGACTACCCCCTTCACCGATCTGCACTATTATCACTTCCTTTCAGACACCTACATAGACAAGGTGATAGCTAAGTCACTTCGGAAAAAGAAGGACTTCAATGAGAAGGACTACTATCCCGGAAAGGTGGATACGGATACGCGAGTTCCCGTCTTACAGCATCAGTGAGTACGGGGAAGTGAGAAGAGACGGCACTCGTCATATTCTCCGGCCTACCCTGAATCCAGCAGGAAGGCTGCAAGTAGTGATGCATCTGGCCAGCAGGCCATATTGCCGGACTGTCGGGGGGATAGTGGCCAGGAATTTTCACGGTGATCCTCCTGAAGGCCGGGACACGGTCGTCTACCTGGATGGCGATATCCAGAACAATCACCCCGATAACCTGGCCTGGTCGCACCGCGGTGGGGCGATCGCATACCACAGGTACATCCGTCGGAGGGGAGGCAGGATAAAGCCAGTGTGGCTACTGGAATAAAATGTAATTTCAACCCCGCAGTAAAAACATGCGATCTAGTGGAGGAGAGGGCGTGCGTGAGCGTGATTACCAAGCGCATGTTATACAGAGAATCCACTCTCTTATTCCTGGTTGCATTATCCTTAAAACAGATCCGGCCTACCTGCAAGGTTTCCCGGATCTTCTTATTTTGGAAGACTGGCGATGGGCGGCCCTGGAAGTCAAACCAGACCCCGGTGCCCCTTTCCGGCCTAATCAAGAGTATTATCTAGATCATCTCAACAGGATGTCGTTCGCGGACTGTATAACACCGGAAAACGAAGAGGAAGTACTCCGTGCTCTTCAACGTGCACTCCGAATTTAAGGACCAGCATGCGTTCCTTAGCCCATCCAAGTATGCCTGGGTCAACTACAGTGAGGAGAAGCTCGACCAGGCTTATGAGAATCATCTTGCAGCTGCCAGAGGGGTGGCTCTTCATGAGTTCGCCCATCAGGCGATCAGGCTCGGGGTAAGGCTGCCAAGCAGCAAGAAGACTCTCAACATGTACGTCAATGACGCCATCGCCTACCGGATGATTACTGAGCAGGTCCTGTTCTTCTCGGACAACTGCTGGGGCACCTGTGACACGATCCAGTTTGCCCGGAGGCGGCTGAGGATCCATGATCTGAAGACTGGCCTGATTGCTGGGTCTGTCCGGCAGCTGGAAATCTATGCTGCCCTATTCTGCCTGGAATACCAGGTTAACCCGTTTGATATCGAAACTGAGCTCCGTATTTACCAGAACGATGAGTGCCAGGTCTTTGAGCCAGGACCTGACACTATTCTCCATGTCATGGACAGGATCATCACATTCGACGACAGGATTAACTCGATTCGATCGGAGGTAACGTAGTGACCATCGTCGAAGAGCAAAACTACCTCGCCCACTATGGAATCCTCCGCAGATCTGGCCGTTATCCGTGGGGGTCTGGCGGGAATGTCCCGGCCCGGAGCAGGGACTTCCTGGATTACTTCAGGGAGCTCCTGAAGAAGATGACCCGGAAGGAAGCTCTCGAAGGAGTAGGGCTGAGTGAGCGGGAATACCGGGCCCTGAACAGCATCGCCAAGGCTGAAATAAGAGCGTCTGATATTGCCTTTGCCCAGCGGCTCAGGGACAAAGGCACTTCTAACGTGGCCATTGGCAGGAGGATGGGCATCGGAGAGTCGCAGGTGCGGGCGCTCCTGGCGCCCGGAGCTGCTGACAAGGCTAACCAGATGCGTGCCACTATGGACATGCTGAAGGGCGAGGTTGCAAGAAAGAAGTATATCGATGTCGGCACGGGCATCGAGCAGCATCTTGGCATTACCCAGACAGCCTTGCAAACAGCGGTGATTGGGCTGCAAGATCAGGGTTACAAGGTTGACAATGTCAGGTCACTGCAGCAGACTACCGGGCATGAGACCAGGCGGGTCATCCTGAGTGCGCCGGGAACCAAGTACGGGGAGATTATCAAGAACCTGGACAACATCGACCTGCCATTCGCGACTTCCCCAAATGGGGGCCGGTCCTACGACAAAATTGAGCCCCCCCTCTCACTAAACCCGGACCGGGTCAAGGTCAACTTCGCAGAGCAAGGCGGCGATCTTGCTGATGGAGTTATCTGGGTCCGCCCTGGAGTACCAGATCTTTCACTGGGCGAAAGCACATACGCACAGGTTCGCATACTTGTTGGCAAAGACCGCTACATCAAGGGCATCGCCATTTACAAGGATGATCTGCCTAAGGGCACCGACCTGATTTTCAACACTGCCAAGTCCACCATGGGAAACAAGCTGGATGCCCTGAAGAAGGTGGAGTACAAGGTCGAGGACAACCCCTTCGCCGGAACCTTCATCCGTGATCAGATTCTCGGCTCCGATGGCAAGCCCTCATCAGTAATGAACATTGTGATGGAGGAGGGCAAGTGGGGGGACTGGTCCAGGAACTTCTCATCTCAGTTCCTGTCCAAGCAGAGCACCCAGCTGGCTGAGCGACAGCTGAGAAACACCTATGAGGCTCAGCGGGCAGACCTTGACGACATTCTCAGTTTGACCAATCCTGCTGTCAAGAGGCAGTTGCTTGAGACTTTCGCTGGCAATGCAGATTCGATGGCGGTTCATCTTCAGGCGAAGGCATTGCCTGGTACACAGAACCGGGTGATCCTCCCGTTGCAGAGCCTGAAGGATACCCAGGTCTATGCGCCTGGATTCAAGGATGGTGACCAGGTCGTCCTGATCCGGCATCCTCATGGGGGGAAATTCGAGCTTCCTCTGCTGACTGTGAACAACAGAAACCCAGAGGGAAAGAAGTACATCGGTGACTCGGATGCTGTCGGCATTCACCCGAATGTAGCCAAGCGGCTGTCTGGCGCCGACTTCGATGGCGACACTGTCCTGGTAGTCCCGAACAAGAAAGGTGAGATCAGGACCAGCCCGGCTCTTGAGGGCCTGAAGAACTTTGACTATGTCGCCTTGTACCCGAAGTACCCTGGCATGCGGGTCATGACAGATGCCCAGAAGCAGATCGAGATGGGCAAGGTATCCAACCTTATCACTGACATGACTATCAAGGGGGCCAACAATGACGAGATTGTCAGGGCTGTCAAGCATTCGATGGTGGTCATTGATGCCAAGAACCATGAGCTTAACTGGAAAGAGTCGTACAGAGTCAATGGCATCAAGGCACTGGAGAAGAAATTCCAGCAGCGAATCGAAGAAGGCAAGCTCAAGGGCGGGGCTTCGACCATAGTCTCAAGAGCAAAGGGCGAAGTACATCCACTTGAGTACCGGCCGGCTCGTGTTGCTGAGGGTGGCAGGATCAACCCGAAGACAGGCGAGCTTCAGTATGTGAAGACGGGGAGGGTCACCTACAAAGGAACCCCCGTCACTATCAAATCGACTCAGATGAAGGAAGCACGTACTCCGGCAGAGGTTCGGGCTCTCTCTTCTGGCACCCGGATGGAGAACATCTATGCTGACCATGCGGTCAGGATGAAGGCCCTAGCTAACCGTGCTCGTAAAGAGATGGTCGCTGTTAAGTCCACCCCCTACTCACCTGCAGCAGCCCAGGCCTATGCAAAACAGGTGGCCTCCCTTGATGCCAAGCTAGCCGCAGCCCAGTACAACCGCCCCCTAGAAAGAAGGGCCCAGTCCCTGGCGAATGCAAAGGCGGCGGCCATCAAAACAAACAACCCCAACATGACAAGTGCACAGGAGAAGAGGGTACGGGCAACCGCCCTCAACGAGGCCCGTGCACGTGTGGGTGCTAAGAGCAGCAAGGTGGAGATCAACTGGGATGAGTGGAACGCCATGCAGGCTGGTGCTGTGAGCAACAACAAGCAGCAGCAGTTGCTTGCCAAAGCCAACCTGACTGACGTCAGGCAGAAGGCTACACCTAAGCAGCGTCCACTCATGAACGCCACCGCCATCTCCCGTGCCAAGCAGATGGCAGCCCGCGGCTACACCCAGGCTGAGATAGCAGACCAGCTTGGCGTGGGCCTGACCACACTCAAAGAAGCAATCAAGAAGTAAAGTGAAAGGAGTTTGATTCATGTACATGTTGACAACAGTTGACAATCCATACAATCCTTTCACTCAATACGATCAGTGGAATGCATTCGACATCAGTCATGGTTACAACACAGCTAGCTACTTGGCTAGGATAGTTCTTTCTTCAGATTCATTGTCAGATGCTCAACAAGAACAAGCAATTGATGATGCAATTCTTGAAATTTGTAAATTCAACATTCTTGGAATCTATCGGAAAGTCACAGAGCAAGATGCTGATGAACTCGCAAAGGCGGCGGTCCCGATTTCTGATGGAGGGGGGGCGGTCTGAAAATTGTACCCCCCCTATGCATCGCCGGCCTCCCAAAAAATGCCCCGGAGGTATATTTAACCAAAGGTCTTTCGGCCGGAACTCGGTGGGAAGTATGTGAGAGGAGGTTAAAAGTCATGCCTAGGAAGCCAAGACTCCCTGCGGAAGGCCGCAAAGCTAGGCGCCCACCAGCTCCTACACCGGAAGGAAGAGAAGCTCAGCTCGTAAATCTTGCTGTCGACCGGGCTGAACAGCAGATTCGCGACGGCACAGCGTCAGCTCAGGTCATTACGCATTTTCTGAAACTCGGATCGGGCAGGGAACAGCTTGAGCGAGAGAGACTGAGACGAGAGAACCTGCTTCTCGAAGCAAAGGTCAGCCAGATCGAGTCGCAGCAGCGGATCGAGGAGCTCTACGCAGACGCCCTCAAGGCCATGAGGTCATACTCTGGCGAACCACCTGAAGAGGTCGAGCCCGGTGATTAGAACCTATACCAGTCTTATGCAATTTCAGACTTTCAAAGAGAGATTCGACTATCTGAGACTTCACGGTGATGTGGCTGAGCCAACTTTTAGTTACGATCGCTGGGTCAACCAGAAATTCTACCGGTCAACGGAATGGCGTCAGCTCAGGCGGCAGGTGATCGTAAGAGATGACGCCTGCGATCTCGCCATGCCCGGCCACAGCATACATTTCCGGCCGTACATCCACCACATGAACCCGATGACGCTCGATCAGATCCAGCATGCCAAGGTTGAATGGATTCTCAATCCTGAGTACCTGATTACTGTGTCGCTCCAGACACACAACGCCATTCACTACGGCGACGAGTCGTCGTTGCCACGAGGCCCAGCCAAGAGACGAAACGGAGATACCCATCTCTGGTCACCAATAGGAAGGAGGACGCAAAGTGCCACCTAAGCATGCAGCAGATGATCATGGCGATGAAGTCGTGCAGAGCCCGAATGCCGATGAGGCTGAGAAGCCGGCGGCTAAGCCACCAGCCAAACCGCGGAAGCCACGAAGGCCACGAAGGCTCCCGGCACCGGCCTTCATCGTGAAGTATCCGGGGTACATCTCCGTTCATGTCAACTCCCGCCTTCCCGCTGTCACGACGTGGCAGGAGAAGATGAAGATGAACGGGGCTGACATCACCGTCGACGGATTCTTCGGCCCGAAAAGCATGGCGGCCTGCCGGAAGTTCCAGGCCGACAACAAGCTCGTGTCGGATGGGATCCTCGGCCCAGTCACCTGGAAGGCGACCTGGGACAAGGCTCCGCCACCGCCGGCGGAGTAACGGAGGAAGGCATGCCGGACGAAAGCATTCTCAACACCATCAAGAAGATGCTTGGCGTCGAGGCGGACTATACGGCTTTCGACACCGACATCATAACCTTCATCAATGCTGCCCTCTCGACGCTGGCCGACCTGGGTGTCGGGCCGGACAACGGATTCGCGATCCAGGATTCCGATGCGGTCTGGGATGACCTGCTGGAAGACAACGCCAGGCTGAACAGCGTCAAGTCCTACATCTTCCTCCGGGTCAAGCTGCTCTTCGACCCACCGCAGATGTCGTTCCACGTCACTGCCATCACCGACCAGATCAAGGAACTGGAGTGGAGGCTGACGCCCCCAAAACCAATGCCGGAGGACTGGATCCAGGGCGACAAGGGTCCTCCGGGTGACAAGGGGCCGCCAGGAGACAAAGGTCCCACTGGTGACAAGGGACCTGGAGGAGAACCAGGAGCCGGGGCAACACTCTGGTGGACCGGGATCGGGCCGCCGGATCCTGATGCCTATGGCGAGTGGGATTACTACCTTGACCTGCTGACCGGAGACATCTGGAACTTCAGGCCAGCTCCGCTGATGACAGGATTCGTTCCCGGGCTCGGCCAGGTCCTGTTCGAAGAACCACTAGTGATCGCATCAATCTTGATACCTGGAGGGACGTGAGATGGCTCAGCTAATCGGTAACCTGAGAGGACCGCAAGGCCCACCAGGACAGGATGGATTGCCCGGACAGGACGGCCAGGCCGGGGCAAAAGGCGACAAGGGAGACAAGGGCGATCAAGGAGATCAGGGACCTGCTGGCACCGGTTTGCAGCCTAAGGGATCGGTGGCGGATGAGACGGAACTCCAGCAGATCTCAAATCCAGACGTCGGTGACATGTACACCGTCACCGCAACAGGTCACATGTGGTACTGGACCGGAGATGACTGGGACGATCTCGGCCAGGTCAAGGGCGACAAGGGAGACAAGGGCGATAAGGGTGAGCAGGGCGACCCTGGTAATACTGGGTCCACTGGGGCAACAGGCTCTCGGGGCACCGGCTGGTTCACGGGATCAGGTGCTCCGGTGGAGCCAATTGCTGGAACCATAGCAGGAGACCTGTATCTCGACGCCGTCTCTGGAAATGTTTACACACTTACCGGAGCCTGACATGGCTCAGCTCGTAGGAAGTTTGAAAGGACCACAGGGTGATCGTGGAGAGGCGGGGCCACAAGGTAATCCTGGTGCACCAGGGGGGAAGGGAGATACTGGACCTGCAGGATCTCAGGGACCACCCGGAAATCCTGGTGCTAAGGGCGATACAGGCTCTCCCGGGGCACCCGGAACACCTGGAGCAAAGGGCGATAAGGGCGACAAAGGTGATAAGGGCGACCCGGGGAATCCCGGAACCGCCGGAGCCACCGGTCCCCAGGGCCCGCCAGGTCCTCCAGTACACGTTGGCCCTGCTCCTCCGCCGAATCCGGTAATAGGGCAGCTCTGGGCATTGACGCAGACTCCTCTTGCCGAGGTATTTGTAGTTGCTCACCGGAACCAGGGCACTGGCGCTACTCCTCTTGTCTTTACTCCAGGATCCACGCTGTATCCCACCCAGCTTCCCCAAAAGGGAGACGTGATGTGGGCGGTCGGCGGCGCCAACAACGCAGCCACCTTCCTCAACGGCATGACCGACACGACGGGAACTGAATGGACTGTCGTAGATGCACCGGTGACCGGCGGCCAGACGCTTTGCTTCCTGACCGCAATCGCTGCCAGGAATTACGATCCAGCTGACGAGTTCACCCCGTCGTTCAGCACCAACGGAAACCAGCGGGCCATGACTGTCAAGGCATGCCGGCAGGTAACATCCAAGGTTCCACTGGCTTTCAACCTCGTGGCGAACAATACCGGCAGCAATGCCCCGGTACTTCCCTCTCCAGGGCCCCCGGTAAGAGCTCCTGCCCTGCTGATCGGCGGGATCGGGAATGGCTCTACCGGCCAGTCCCCGACTCAGATGTCCTGGGGAGACAATCCAGGAAAGACATCCTGGCAAGCTGCGACTAACCAATGGCAAACTTTGTTCGAGGAGGTGGCTTTTCTAGACGTAGCAGATCTTGGCTGGAACTGCCGGCTGAATGCCAGCCAGTCCTGGGCTGCTGGTGCCTTCGCCCTGCCTCTCCCGCTGGGCCGGATGCATGTCTGGGATGGTGCTTCATGGAGAGCGATTACCTGAGAGGAGGATCGATGACCGTAGCAGGAATGGATACGCTCATGACTGCCATTGACATCACGCATGTCAGTGAGGAGCCATGGAGCAACTGGACCAAGGCTGACTACACGCCGGAGCAATGGCACCGGGCTTGCATCTTGCATCTGCATACCGGCCCGGTGGACAACAAGGAGCAGTGCAAGCTGCCAGTGCGGACTCCGGCCGGAGCTCTCAACCGGAACGGCGTGCACGCTGCAGCTGCTGCTCTTGCCGGAGCCCGGGGCGGAGTAAACGCCCCACCGGCCAAGATAGCTGCGGCGAGAGCCACGCTCCGGGGGCTGTACAGCCAGATCGGAGAGGGGGAGAAGAAGCCGGAATCCCTGACGGCAGCCGAGCTCGCCGAGGGCATGGCGTACCTGGTGCACTATGGCGTGCTGGGCATGAAGTGGGGAGTCCGGAGAAGTGCAGCCGAACTAGGCCGGGCCCGGGCCGGGCCTTCAGCTGAGTCGGCAGCTACCAGAGTCATCAGGAAGCAGGCCAGGTCAACGGGGACAAGTTCGCTGACCAACAAGCAGCTTCAGACGGCGATCAACCGGATGAACCTGGAACGGCAGTATTCCTCACTGAATCCCAGCGACTATCA